TATGTGCATTTTAGACACAGAAACTTCCAAAAAAATCGGCAGTAAGGGTGGAAAAGCAAGAGCCGAAAACATACAGAAGGAAAAAGAGGCTGTCGAAGGCATGACTTTTGAAGAAATCGTCAACAATTACACGACAGGCAAAGACCTGATGGATCTATACAAAGGTCTGATGGCATCAGGCAAAAAAGGTTCGGTCAAGGCAACGGAAACGATCCTGAAATATCTTGAGAAGAAGGACAAGGATGTCAAAGACAACGAATTCGCCCTGTAGCATCGAACTGTATTACGACTGGCTCAAGGCGAATCCTAAAAAAGCAAACAAAAAGATTTTGGCAGTCTATTCCAAACTGGTGGACGACATCCACAATGGGAAGACTGTTGAATATGTAAACAAGCAGACCGGCGAGATAGAACAGACCGAATATGTCTTCGATATAGAGAAGGCACAGAGGCCTATCCGGTTCATCGAAAGTATGTGCAAACATTCAAAGGGCAAATGGGCAGGGAAGCCTGTCCTTTTGGAACTTTGGCAGAAGGCACACATCGAAGCGATCTACGGATTCGTGGATTCCGAACACGGATTGAGGAAGTATCGGAAAGCCGTGCTGTTTGTAGCCAAGAAGAATGGCAAGTCAACGGAATTGTCAGGACTTGGTCTTTACGGACTGACAAACGATGACGAAGGTGGTGCAGAGATCTATTCCATAGCGAAAGTCAGGGATCAGGCGAAACTGGTATGGACTGAATCGAAGCATATGGTCGGCAAGTCACCTGAACTGGCGAAGGGCTTACGCACCACAATCAGTGGCATCTATTACGACAGGAAGGATGCCAAATTCGAACCGGTGGCCAGTGAAACCAATTCACTGGACGGTAAGAATCCACATTATGTCCTCGCAGACGAAGTGTGGGCATGGGAAGACATCGGCCTTCTGACGATCATGGAAGACGGTATGTCGGCGAGGGAACAGCCCATATTCTTCGAGACAAGTACGATGGGCACTGTCAGGAACAAAGTGTTCGATTATGAATACGAATACTGTGAGAAGGTCATAAGGGGATATCTTGGCGAAGAAGGTGGGATAGTTGATGAGACACTGCTTCCCATCATCTACGAACTGGATTCCATCGATGAATGGCAGGATGAAGAATGTTGGTACAAGGCGAATCCGAACCTGAATGTAAGCAAGTCCTTGGAATACATGAGGAACAAGGTGCAGAAGGCCGTCAATAGTCCGATGGCACTGACCAACATCTTATGCAAGGATTTCAATGTGAGACAGACGGCATATTCATCTTGGCTGTCGTATGAGGAACTGAACAACGAAAGCACCTACAGTGATGATGAGTTCAGGGATTGCTATTGCATAGGTGGATGCGACCTGTCGAGTACGAACGACCTGACCTGTGCGACACTGTTGGGTGTCAAAAACGGAAGGTTTTATGTAAAGCAGATGTACTGGATTCCTGACCGGTATCTTGAAAACAAGATAACCGAGGATAAGATTCCATACGACAAATGGCGAGACAGAGGCCTTTTGAGGACATCTGAAGGATCTAAAGTCAATTACACCGATGTTACTGACTGGTTTATCGAACAGGTCGAGAAGTACGAATTAAGACCGTTATGGGTGGGCTACGATTCATGGAACGCAAATTACTGGTGCGATGAAATGAAGGCCTACGGATTCGATATGGTGGAAGTCCGTCAGGGAGCAAAGACAATGTCCGAGCCTATGAAGGAATTAAGGGCATTGCTTAACGACAAAGAAATAAACTACAACAACAATCCGATACTGAAGTGGTGTCTTTCCAATATGTCCGTAAAGGCAGATGACAACAACAACATCAGGCCGTACAAGGAACATCAGAGGCAGAGGATTGACGGTGCAGTCAGCCTGATAGATGCGATGTGCATCTTCTATCAGAACAAGAACGATTATTTAAATTTTGTAGAGAGGGGATAGATCTATGGCAAGAAGAAGCCTGTTCAGTATGCTATTCGGAGCAAAGGAACAGAAACAGATCGGAACAGAATTGCAATTATTGAACGGCTACAAGCCGTATTTCTCTAATTTCGACAGGGAACTTTACAAGACAGGACAGATTCGTATCTGCATCGATGCGATAGCAAGGAACGGTGCGAAGATGAATCCGAAGCATATCAGGTCGAACACAAGGGAATACAGGCAGTTGAACAACAACATCGCTAGACTGCTGTCCGAACAGCCGAACGAGATCGACAATGCCTATTCGTTCTACTACAAAGTCATCAGCCAGTTGTACCTGATGAACAACGCATTCGTCTACATCGCAAGGGATGTGGACGGTGTTCCTGTCGGTCTTTATCCGATAAATCCGAAAAAATACAAGTTACTGGAATACAAAGGCGACATCTATATCCAGTTCTTTTTCGATAGAACCAAATATATTGCCTCACTAAAAGATGACATTATTCATCTGAAACGGTTCTATTGCGAAAACGATGTCTTCGGCGACAGCAATGAACCAGTGGTCAGAACGATGTCCGTTAAGCATATCATGAGGGAAGGCCTTATGAATGCGATAAAGACGACATCATCCATTAGGGGAATCCTCAAGACCACCAAGGCCATGCTGAAGCCTGAAGACATCAAGAATACAAGAGATCAGTTCGTTTCAGACTTTATCAACGGAACGGACGGAAGTGGAATAGGTGGCATCGATGCTACCACTGATTTTATTCCGGTCAATCTTTCACCGGTCACGGCATCGAGCGATCAGACCAGTGAGATAGACAATGAGATACTGAACTACTTTGGACTGTCAACGGAGATCCTACAGTCTAACTACGATGAAGACAAATGGAACGCATTCTATCAGTCCGTATTAGAGCCTTTGGCAGTGCAGATGGGCTTGGAATTCACAATCAAGCTGTTTACGATAACGGAAAGATTTCACGGCAACAAAATCGTATTCGAAGCCAACAGGCTTGAGTATGCATCGAATAAAACGAAAATCGACATCGCAAGATATCTTAATAACTACCTTACGATAAACGAGATCAGGAAGATATTCAATTTAGATCCGGTAGCAGACGGCGATGTAAGGCTTCAGGATCTGAACCATATTTCAAGCGACATTGCAGACGATTATCAGGGAGGTGACAGCAATGAGTGACAGAAGACTATACAAGACATTCGATCCTGAAATCAGGATGGAAGCAGACGATGAAAAGATGCACATCGAGGGCAAGGCAGTCGCCTTCAATTCGCCTGAAACCTACTACGGCGAAACGGAAGTGATAAACGAACACGCACTGGATGAGGCAGATATGTCGGATGTGGTCTTAAGGTATAACCACAACGACAGTCAGTATACACTGGCAAGAACAAGGAACAAGTCTTTAAGGCTTGACTTGAGGGAAGACGGTCTCTACTTTGAAGCAGACCTTATTCCTACGACCACAAACAAGGATGCATATCTTATGGTGAAGGAAGGACTGCTTGACAAGTGTTCCTTTGCATTCACCATAGATCAGGAAGAGTACGACAAGAAACAGCACCTGACGACAATTACCAAAATCGGACGGCTGTTCGATCTCGCACTGGTCGATTTTCCTTACTACAATGATACAACGGTGGAAGCACGATCACTGGATACAAGAGGCCTACTATTAGAGAAGGCACAGAAGATTCAGCGACAGGCACTGCTGGATGAAATGAACAGAAGGGAACTTTTAAAGAGATTATAAGATGCCAGTAAATCGGAAGGTGGTGACTGACCGATTAGCAGGTGGTGACCTGTTTGGTATTGAGTAATAAACGAAAGGAATTATGATGGAAAGATTAGAAGAAATCGCAGTCAGGAAGGCCGAGATCAAGACCTTGCTGGAAGGCGAAGAGGAAGTCAATCTTGAAGAGATCCGTGCCGAACTGGATTCGCTTGAGGCCGAGGAAAGAGCTATCAACGAAGAAGTAGAGGCAGAACAGAGAAAAGCAGATGAAGAAGCCGAAGAAAGAAGAATGATGGCCGAGAAGATGGCAGAACAGATGCCTGTCGAGGTCAAGGAAATCGAAGTGAAAGGAATCGAAGAAAAAATGGAAGTTAGAAATTCAAAAGAGTACATCGATGCGTTTGCAGAGTATGTCAAGACCAATGATGATAGCAAGTGCAGAGCACTGCTGACCGAGAATGTATCAGGCACTGTACCTGTACCTGAATTTGTTTACGATGTCGTAAGGACTGCTTGGAACAGGGAAGGCATCATGGCTCTTGTCAGGAAATCTTACCTGAAGGGCAACCTGAAGGTAGGTTTCGAAATCAGTGGCGATGATGCAATCATTCACACCGAAGGTGGTGTCGCTATTGATCCGGAGAATCTTGTTCTTGGCACGATTCAGATGAATCCTGTCAGCATCAAGAAAGTCCTTCAGATCAGTGATGAAGTATACGATTTAAGAGGGGAACAGTTCCTGTCGTATGTGTACGATGAACTGGCCTACAGAATCGCAAAGAAAGAAGCCGATACACTTATCGCAAAGATCGAGGCTTGTGGTACAGCATCTACTACCACTATGGTCGCAGTTCCTGTCCTTACCGAAGCAACACTTGGTCAGGGAACTATTGCTTCTGCTATGGCTAAATTAAGCGATGATGCGTCAGAGCCTGTCGTAATGATGAACAAGGCAACATGGGGTGCATTCAAGTCTGTCCAGTATGCCGGTAATTTCAATGCCGATCCGTTCGAGGGCTTGAGGGTTCTGTTCAACAACAGCATCACTGCATACAATGTCGCCACAACCGGTGACACTTATGCTATTGTCGGTGACCTTGGATATGGTGCACTGGCTAACTATCCTGATGGTGAGGAAATTGAATTCAAGTTCGATAATCTGACACTGAAGAAGCAGGATCTGATCGAAGTTCTTGGCAGAAGGTTTGTGGCTATCGATGTAGTCGCACCTGATTCATTCGTCAAGATTCAGAAATAGTTTTCAAGGGGAGAGTGCTATGAAAATATTGATTGCTGTGCCGTGCATGGATCAAGTTCCATCACAGTTCGCATTCAGTTTGGCGATGCTGAACAAGGTCGGAGACTGTGCGATAAGTTTCCAGTTAGGTTCACTTATCTACACATCGAGGAACGATCTTGCGAAGAAATCAATCGAACTGGGATGCGATTATGTATTTTGGCTGGATTCCGATATTACCTTTAAACCTGACACACTGGAAAGGCTTGTGGCAGATTTGGACAAGGGTGACATTATAACAGGGCTTTACTACAGAAGAGTAAAGCCCTTTACACCTGTAGTATTCGAAAAACTGGTGATAGATGAAAACGGATGTGACTGGGGAGATCCGATGGAAATTCCTGATGATGTGTTTGAGGTGGCAGGATGTGGCTTTGGTTGTGTCCTGATGCCGACAAACATCTTTTTGGATGTCGCAGGAAAGTTCAATGGCCAAATGTTCAATCCTCTTGCGAATGTAGGTGAAGACCTTTCATTCTGCTGGAGAGCGAGGGAATGTGGCTATAAGATAGTATGCGATCCGAGGATTCCATTAGGTCACATAGGACATTACACTATCGATGGAGAATTCTACAAGAGCTATATGGGAGCAAAAAATGGAAGTAAAAATCATTAAGCCCTGCCGTGTGAACTGTCTGTCAGGCAAAGTAGAAGTCACACAGAATGAAGCCAACAGACTTTTTCTGTTAGGCTTGGCAGATATGCCGAAGGCAGAAAAAAAGGCAGAGCCAAAAGTAGAAAAAAAGGCAGAGCCGAAGGCAGAAAAGCCTAAAACGGAAGAATAGGAGACGGATATGCTTGACGATATCAAAACCATTTTAGGAATAAAGAACAGCACGGATTTTGACGATATCCTGACGATGTACATCGCTACGGCAAAGGCAGACCTTCAAAGTGCTGGGATTCTGTCAAGCAAGATTGTCGAAACAGATGCACTTATTTATTCAGCGATAATATCGTTCGTTTTGTCTATGGCAGATACCTACGAATACAGGGAATTGAGTGCGAACTGTTATGCATTGCAGAAAGACCAGTTAAGACATTACAAGGAATACACTATTCCAGCCGAGGTGTAAATGGAGTACACGGATACACTGACACTGATAAAGTGCGAACTGTCACAGGATGAAATAGGGAATGTGACAGCGACAGAAGAATCTACGGATGTCCTGTGCAGACCGAATGTGGTCGGAACAAGGGAATTCTACAATGCGATGCTTGTCGGCATAAAGCCAACGGCAGAATTGCAGATAAGAAAATGCGAGTATAACGGTGAAGAAGAATGTGAATACAACGGTGTCAGGCTGTCTATCATCAGAACGATACCGAAAGGCAAGTTTGATTTAGTCCTTGTCATAGGCGAGAAGCAGGGTGTGAACTGATGGCATCGCATATCGGTGCACCGAGCAACCGGAGGAATTATCACCAGTTAAAAAGGGTGATAAGGACAACACCTGACAATTTCGGCAAGGATCTCGAACAGATATTCACAGCCTATACGGAAAGTGTAGTCGAAGGGATAGAATCCGAGGTCAAGGACACTGCCGATACATCTATGGAAATGTTGAGAAACATCCGTCAGCCTGAAGCCAGTGAGGGTGGAAGTGCCAAACCTATGAAGCGAAGACAATGGAAAAGGTATTCATCGTCTTGGTATGTCGAGGAAAGGAAAGGCACGAATTTCTATCACGCAACGGTACATAACCGGAAACATTACAGACTGACGCACCTATTGGAATATGGGCATATGACGAGGAACGGCGAGAAGACAAGAGCCTTCAGGCATATCGAACCGATAGATATCTATGCCGTGACAAGACTGGAAAAGAACATTCCTGAAATCATACAGAAAGGTGGGAAGTAAATGACTGAAAGCGAATTATATACTGCTTTGCTTGGACTGGAGATTCCGGTAGCTTACGATCATTTCGAGCAGTATCCATCAGAGAAGGTCACACCACCTTTTGTGGTATACAGATGCGATGATCCGACAACGGTCAAAGCAAACGACATCACCTATTACAAGCATAATAATTACATCATCGATTTGGTGACCGATAAAAAGGACATCACGATGGAGCAGAATCTCGAAGCGATCCTGACAGCGAATGAAATGCCGTTCGATGTCGAGGAAAACTACATCGAGAACGAACGGATATATCAAGTCCGTTATTACACAAATTAAGGAGAAAGAATGGCAGATAAGGTTTTATTTGGACTGAAAAATGTCTACTATGCTGTTGCGAGAATGTCAGGCAGTACTGTCGCCTACGATTCGCCGACAGCATTTTCAAGCGATGGTGCTGGTGCAGTCTCTATCGCTTTATCGCCGAGGGGCGAGACCTTTGAGAAGTATGCCGATGATGTCCTGTGGTTTGCTGATGCAGTAAATCAGGGCTATGAAGGTGACCTTGTAATGACTACGATATCACCTAATTTCGCAAAGGATATCATGGGATACATCGAGGATTCAAACGGAGCACTTATCGAAAAGGCCGATGCAGTTTACAAGAATTTCGCACTGGGCTTTGAAGTACAGGGCAACGAAAATCCGAAGAGGACATGGTATTACTACTGTACGATAGCAAGACCAAACGATGAGGCGAACACGAAGGAAGCTACGATGTCAACGAACGACAAGACTATGTCAATCATCGTATCTCCGAGACCTGACGATCAGAAGGTCAAAGTCTCTATGGTCAAATCTACAACGAACGAAACTGCATTCAACGGTTTCTTCAGTGCAGTTTACGAACAGGCAGTCTAAAAGGGAAGAAATATCTTCCCTTTTTGAAATGAAGGGAGAATGAATGGCATCACAAAGAATTCACGGCATAACCATTGACCTTGATGTCAATACATCAGGTGTCAGTCAGGCATTCAGCGAGATCAACAAGTCCATAAATTCAACATCGAGGGAACTGAAGTCTGTTGACAAGTTGCTGAAGGATGATGCCAACAACACTACACTACTGGCACAGAAGCAGTATCTGTTGACTGATGCTATCGATAAAACATCAGAGAAACTGGTTCAGTTGTACAAAGCCAAGAAACAGGCTGAAAAGACCGGCGAGATCGACAAGTCATCAAAGGAATGGCGAGAACTTGAGAGGGATATCGCAAGGACTAAACAGCAGTTAGAAGGCTTTAAACTGGCACAGGATCAGACAAACGAGCAGTTTGACAAAGCCAAAAAGCATATGAATGACTTTTCGGATTCTTTGTCTACTGCAACAGGCGAAGGCCTGAATTTCGGCGATGTGATGATGGCGAATGTGGTTTCAAATGTCCTTATCGAAGGATTGAAACTACTGGCGAATGCCATCAAGGATGTCGCAAAGGCTATAATCCAGTGGGGCGATAACTATCGTGAACTGGAAGTATATGAAAAGCAGTTTGAATCCAACATCCGAAACACAGCAGATGCTACGGATGAAGAGATAGAAGCACTGAAGAAACTGGCAAAGCAGAAGGAACGGCAGGGTGTCATTTCAAAGAGATCCATCACATCTGCCTATCAGGAACTGGCGACATATGTCGAAAGCACGGATGCTATAGAAGGCCTGACAAATGCCTTGCTGGATATGAGTGCACAGCAGTACGGTGTCGATGCTACGGAAGAATCCGTCAGGAACATCGCTACAACATTGGGAAAGGCACTTGCCAATGGCGATTATTCAGGACTGACAAGACTGGGCTACGGCTTTGATGATCTTCAGAAGAAGATAATGGAAACCGGCACGGAAATGGAAAGAGTCGCCGTCCTGAACGAAGTGATCGAGAGTTCCATCGGTGGAATGAACGAAGCACTTGCAGAGACCGATGAAGGAAAACTGTTCCAGTTTGCCCATGCCTTCGATGAAATGAAGGAAAGTGTCGGTGAACTGGTCAGTCAGATAGAAGTCGATTTCTTGGAAGGCATATGGCCGATACTTGAAGAGGCTGTGGCCACCTTTACCGAATGGCTTGATGAACACAGGGATGAAATAATCGAATTCGTTCAGAATGTAGTCGAATGGTTGACATCTGATGAAACCAAAGAATTCTTTAGTGATATCGGCCAGTTGGTGGTAGATCTTGGTGCGATCTTGGTCGATTTAGTCCAGTTGATTGATGACCTTGGCCTTTTGGAAGATGCACTTTACCTTATCAAATGGGTGGTTGAAGGCATCAAGGATATAGTCCATGCAATCAGAAATGACATTGAATACATCAAGGCTAACGGTGTCGGAACATGGGCACTTGGAAACTATGGCGATGTCGATATGGATTCCGGTCCGAATTCTTGGGACGGAGGATGGTCAAAAGGATTTGGAGCATTGAACAGCAGAGGATTCATGTCAAGTGGCATCACCGTGAACGCATCATTTGTCATCAACGAATCGCAGATGGACAGAAAGCAAATAGGTCTGTGGGGGCAGGAACTTGCTGACGCAATCAACAACAGGCTTGGTATGGAAATATAGGGGGATGTATGTATAGAAAGTTTTGGCTGACCAACAGTCTAAATAACAGGTACGATCTGACGGTCAAGGACAAGGCCTTTATGTATACACCTACTGGCCTTGGATTCAAAAAGGCCTACAATTCGATGATGGTCGGAAACAGCGAACTGATAACTACGCAGTCGTATATGATGACCGACATTGAAGCTGAACTGCTTTTCAATTTGGGAAGCAACGGAGCTGACTATCAGGGATATCAGGATTTTATCCAGTTCTGCAAGTACAGGCCATTAGTCCTGCACTATCTTACACCGAACAATTTAGATGCATACCATTGTGATGTGCTTTTCGTATCGGCAGAAAAGGGTGAAATATCCTTCGAGGATTCGATGCTTCATATACCGGTGGTCTTCCATCGCTTGACCGAATGGCTCAAGGACAGCGATTCGTACTATTCGATGAACAACGATCTAATAGGCGATGGCAAGTATTACGACTACGAATATGACTATTTTTATGCAGGAACGAACCTGTCAGGACAGCCTATCTACAACAACGGAACGGATGCTGTCGGTTTCGTTCTTACTATAGAAGGCGATACTGTACAGAATCCACAGTTTACCTTGTCGCAAGGAGGCGAAGTCTATGGCATCTGCAAGATAACCGGTACATACGATTATGTAATGATAGACAGTGTCGAGAGGACTGAATCCATCTATTTGGAATACAACGGAAGTGCTGTCACGAATCCTGAACAGTATCAGGATTTTACTGTGGCGAACGGCCAGTCATATCTTACATGGATCAAGTTGAGAGTGGGCGAATCCGTCTTCGCATTCACTTGTGGGAATATAGATACTTTCGCAGGTATCGTAACACTTTCCTTTAAAGAAAGTTATGTGAGTGTGTAAACTATGGCAGGAAGCGAGAAATTATATCCACTATCCACAAACTATCAGGCAGGCCAATTTGCGACAGGCTATGGGACTACTGACTACGGCTTTGCTTTCGGGCAAAATCATGTAGAGTGGGCGTCAAAGACAGGCACATCTCCTTATGTTCAGTTCGATGTAGATTTTTCAAAATACTACAAGATTGATGTTTCCATTTGGGTAAATAACTACTATCAGTTTTCCAATATGGAACGCATAAACTGTGGCAATTACAATTGGTATTGTTCAACGAGAGCGAATGGGTGGGACACTAACACAAAATACACAGTATCATTAACTCCTGCAAACACAGGGATTTCGGATACAGGAGTGTGCCGAATTTACACAAACCGTGCAAGTAACAATTATGGCAATGTTCAATGTAGGTTATATAATGTAACAGGCTATTACTACGAAGTCGGAGCAGATGTCGTTCCATCTGGTAGTGGCTCGGTAAGTGGAACAGGGCATTATGGTATAACAACCACATCATTACTTGCTACACCGATAAGTGCATATGACTTTGACTATTGGGAATTAAGTGGTACGACATACAATGACAATCCATTGTCAATCAATGTCACAGGCGATGTTACATATACGGCTAATTTCGTATTCGCCTATAACATCACACTTAATTATGACAGCAATCTTGGTTCTGCTTCATATACCTTGATTGGTGGAACATCGCAGATTGACTTGGAAGCGACACCACATCCAAGTTGCCAATTTGTAGGGTGGTATGTCAATTCGGTCAAGATCAGTGGGAACGCATCTTATACATATACCGTTCTTGCCGATACGGTAATCGAAGCGAGATTCGAACCGATTCATGCAGTCGCAGACGATGTTGATGGACAAGGTGCTATATCCTACACAAGAGGCACGGATCAGAACGATGTGACATTTACGGTCATACCTTCTGCAAACTGGCATTTTGTCAAGTATGTCGTCAATGGTACGGATGAATATACAACCACACCATTAAGTCTTCACCTTACGGATGATACAAGCATCACGGCATATTTTGAGGAAGACGACAAATTCACTATCAGCACCAGTACCAATATTGAATATGCATCGATATATGTATCGGCTAACGAAGTTTATTCAGGAACAACGGTCACATTATATGCAAGACCAATGGCTGACTACTATTTTGTACGATGGGAAGACGGAGCAGAAGAGAATCCAAGGCAGATAACCGTCACGGAAAATGTCCTGATGGTAGCGATCTACCAAAGGATGCCTGACGATCCTAATATACATCTTTACAGATGCTATATAAAAGACCAGTTAAACATGACCGATCCACCGAAGGCCTTCCTGAAGGTCGATTCGTTCACGGTCAAGACAGACCTGATGACGAATGCGAACAGCACCATCAGGGTGTTTGAAATGGCATCGAATGTGAACAATGGCGATGTGCTTGTTCTTTACGATCCACATGGAACTACACTTTATCAGGGTGTGGTCAAGTCGATAAGCGACAATAACATAACCTGTTCGCAGATGCAGTCGTTCTATAAAGGTGACTGGGTATATAATGTTCATTCCTCTTCGGCAACACTGGAGGAGGAGGTCGCATATCTGTTGGGCGAATATGCATCCGGAAAGATGTACGGCTCTTCATACACAGATCCACTGGTCGCACAGCGATTAGGTGGCATCACGATCCAGCAAGAGGCGAACACCAGTGCGAACCTGCCGACAGACGATGTCTACAAGGTCAAGGATTTTGAAAAGTTTATCTATTCGCTTTATGAAGACTACGGAATCATCCTCGATTTCGATATAGCATTTTCAGGAACGAATTATGTGACCATCAAAGTGCCTGACTATGAAACCGTCAAGGTCGGTAACAATATGTATGCCATTAAGAATATGTCGCCGATCACATCAATTGAAGAGACCAATAGGCTTGTCATCTATGCGAAGGACAACACCTACAGAACGACCTATGTCGCTACAACAAACGGCATAGTTGAAGCACCGAGTTCAACGGCGAACAGGTTCAACATCACGAATTCAAAAATAGTATTTTCCGATGATCCTGTGGCTGACTTGGTCAGTGCGAATCTGCCTGACAATATGTTCAACCATAAACTGACATTCACACTGGTCATTAAGAATTTCATCTATGAATTCGGTGATTTCAATCTTGGTGGTTCTTTAGATGTTTGGCACTATGATGATTATTATTCAACGGTTTTAACCGGCTATGAAATAAAGAAAGCATCACGGCAAAACATCACCGAAGTGGATTTCACCTGTGGGCTTGTCAGGACGGCTCTGACAAAGTTAATGACATTAGGCAGGGTGTAAGTATGTTAGACAGAAATAAATGGGCACAGTACGGTTTTGAAAGGGCAGATGCCGATATTCAGGGCATCTGCTTCCATGAAACCGGAAACACTGAAATGAACGCACAGGATCTGTTCAATTACCTTAATGAAGAGAGCAAGACATCGAACGGATGCCATTACCTGTGCGATGCCAACGAGACGATACAGGTGATGCCTTTGGACTGGGCAGTGTATCACACTGGAAAAGGACTGGACTGGGGCAACAAGCACACGGTGGCGATAGAAATCTGTTCATCGCTGTCCGATGACGATTACAATTCGGCACAGGCGAGGGCTATCGCACTGGCGAAAGACATCATGCAGGAATACGGAATCACAGATGATTTCGTTTTCTTCCACAATACATTCGATGACAGGATGTACTGTCCTAAAACTATACTTGACAGATATTCAAATGTTAAGAGATTTATAATGGAGGAATTTTAGATGGCTATTCAAACACAGCACGACACAGGCGATGATTATCAGGTCACACCTAAACTGGACGGAGGTCTATATGCATCAGGCATAGCAGACTGCATCTGCAAAGGCATAGGCGATGAATTCGAACTGCAATTCAGTGCAAACAGCCTTCAGGTCACATTCAATGCAGGAAGTCAGGCCGTCATCGGTGGTGCGTTCTTCAAGGTCACATCTAGCACATCATTGACGCTGACGGCAAATTCAACGATCTACCTGTGTGCGAACATTGACCTTACCAAAGCAAACGGAAGCAGGGGAGGTATAGTCGAAAGAACAGCTTCCAATATGCAGAGCGACAACCTGAACGGATCAGGAACGAGCAGGGATATGCTTCTGTATGTAATAACGACAGGTGCATCAGGTGTTCAGTCTGTAGAAGACAAGCGAATAATCAGGGGTGATGGTCTTTCCATCAATGGCTATTCAATCGTTATCATAGATCAGGATTCATATGACGCACTGGCCGAGCCTGAAGCAAACACACTTTACTTTATCTATGAGTAGGTGACGGTATGCAAGAGTACAACGGAAAGGAACTGGATTCCTGCTTCTACGAAGACGATGAGATCCAAAGAATAATGTTCGGTGACCGACTGGTATGGGAGAATGTGAAATACATTGACCTAGGCACAGCACAGACATTCGACATCAAGAATTACACGGATAACTGGGCAAACCTGACAGCCGATAATTTCTTTATTGTGGGCAACAGCAACAATGCATATATCAGTGGTAGCGACAACACTAATGATTATGTAATTTGGATACTTGACGGATACACCAAATCATACAATGCAAGTACAGGAATCCTAACTTATAATGTTTGGATTTACAATGGCAGACACGAAAGATGGGGATACGGAAATGTCCATGCAGTTCTTATTGAGAAACCTGAAAAACTAATATCGCTTGGAACAGGAACATATTTCAATGTCAAGAACAATCCAAAATATCAAGATTTCACTTACAAGAATTTCCTGATGCTCCGTCCTAACTTAACGCAGGGTGTCGGAAATCAGATAGCAGGTGTTAGAGCACCGATAAATTGGAATGCATCGGCAAAAGTCAGGGCATCATATTCCAATGGAATATTTACCTGTGATTTCTACGGCGAATTCAATCATCAGAACTACGATTCAGGAACACCGAGAACCGACAGCAAGGCGATGATAGTTTATTTGTATCCGAAGAAGGTGAACTGATGAGGTACGAAGTCATTACAGATACTGAAGGATATGTTCAGGTAATCCGTCATACCGGTTCGCCAAAAAGGGATTTCATAGAACTGGATCTATCGGATTACGACCTAACAAACGACAGGATTCACGCATACAAGCTTGGTAAGAACGAACTGATATGGGATGAAGCGAAGTATCAGGAGATCCTAGACAATAAACAGAAGGAAGCAGATGAAGAAGAAATAGCAGACCTGAAGGAAAAACTGAACAGCACCGATTACATCTTCGCACGGTGGGGCGAAGAAGTCCTAGCACTTGAAAATCCACTGACTTGGATCGCAGATGTCATCAAGATCAATGTGAAGTATATGAAGATGTACAAAGATGTCATAGCCAATCGAAAGACTTGGCGAGAAAGAATAGAAGAATTGGAGGGCTAAACTATGAAGTTATCTAATGAGACTTATGATGTACTGGCTTTCATTGGAAGGGTGATCCTTCCTGCATTAAGTGTCCTTTATGCATCGCTTGGCGAGATATGGGGATTGCCGTTCACGAAGGAAATTCCATTGACCATCACGGCCTTGGATCTGTTCCTGAATACCTTGCTTGGAATTTCAGCGAATACATACTACAAGGATAAAGTCAATAACTTTGACACTGTAGATCCAAATGAGAACAACGGCTAAAGGACTGGAATATCCGAACCAGTTTTATTGGAAGTATTTGGTCAATCCGAATGCTACGATCACGAACGGACTGGCGAACTGTACGACATTCGCATACGGATGCATCAAGGAGGACGGACATCTTCCACCGGTCAGCACGATAGTCAATGCGAGTAACTGGCATACTGTACTGGCAAACGGATGGATGTGCATTCCATTCGACAAGAGCAAGGCAGAGATAGGCGACATAGTGCAGTGGGTGGAGCATTGCCATGTCGCTGTCGTAAGCGATTCCGATGCGATTTCAGGTTCGTTCTATACCGGTATGCATGGCAAGGCCTATTATCAGGGAAAGTTCGACACAAGGTCTTTTTCTTCGTTAGAGGAAATGTCGCACTGGATGATCCAAAACTATCCGACAAGATTTTTCCATCACTGGAGCATTGAGGCAGAATGTCGGTGGGTAGGTGGCGAACCTGAACACCTGCTGAAGCATCCTTTGTATTCAGTCGAAAGGGATGAGAGCAAGGATCAGATAGAAGTCCTGACCTTCCAGCAGAATGTCCGAAACAATTCGAACAATATTCTGTGCAAGGCAGAAAAGGGCTTCTTCACTGTTCTGTCGCACAGGATAGAGAATGGCTATCTGTGGTATGAGGTCGAACCGGACAAGTACATCGCACAGGTGGACGGTAGGGTGGTCTTCTACGAAAAGAAGGATGACGACATCGCCAAGCTGAAAAAGGAAAATAAGGAACTGAAGGCGAAAGTGAAAGTCCTTGAAGACAAACTGGATGCCATAAGTGAAATGGCAAAGTACGATGCTTAAGATACTTTTTGATTTAACGAAATTCGAATCTGTCGAAGTCGTTCCGTTAAGCGATGTTCATATCGGCAACGAATTATGTGACATTGGAGCACTGAAGGATATCATCGAGTATATCAAGGAAGAGCCTGACGATCCTACGATGGCACGGATATGCATACTGAACGGAGATCTGACCGAATCTGTGACAAGGACATCGCTGGGCGATCCATTTTCGCAGACGATGTCGCCACAGCTTCAGGTCGCCACTATGATAGAAATGCTGAAGCCCTTGACCGTTCCTACGGATAAATATCCACAGGGGAAGATACTTTCATACTGTGGAGGGAATCACGATACAGGAAGATACAAGGACACAGGCATATCAGCAAGTGAGACCATTGCTGTCGCACTTGGCCTTGAAGACAGATATAGCCCTAACGGATGCTATTCGTTCATCAAACTGGCAAGGATTCACGACCATAAAAATATGATCGTATATACTGTATACAATCAGCATTTAAGTGGCAGTGGAATAAGTGTCGGAGCGAAGGCGAACCGTATCCAGCGAATAAGCAGTGGTGTGATCGCAGACCTTATCTGTGGAGCACATTTCCATTTGCCGATGACCTTCAAGGAAGACATCATCATTCCAAGGGAAAGCACGGCAAAGTTAGGACAGAAGACCATTACTTATGTAATTTCAAATGCCTTCCTGAAATTCGGTGATTACAGTCAGCGAATGGGGATGAAACCGAGCACGATATCCGTTCCGAAAATATATGTGAAACAGAAGAGGAATCCGAAAACGGATAAAAGATACTTTGATACAGGGGTATTGCTATGATTGAAGACATTACAATAGGGCAGTTACAAAACTGGGCACTTACGATCATCGCTATCGGTACGGCGACATATACCATCGTAAAGGCTGTGAAGAAGGCAATCGAAAAGGGATTCGAACCGGTAAACAGCAAGATCGAGAAGGTAGACAAAAACGCAACAATGAACTATATCGTTTCGCAGATGGCCGACATCGAAAAAGGGCAGAAACTGGACGGTGTCTCAAAGATGCGATTTTATGAACAATACCAGCACTATACCGAGGATCTAAAAGGCAACACCTACATTCACGATGAATTCGAACGGCTGAAGAAGGAAGGCAAGTTATAGCGATAACCAAAGCACCGAAACGCACAGCAGACGACATTTTACGCATTCTCTCCTTTGTTTCTTTACCAATGATATCAGCCATATAGTACGGTGCTTTTGTGTTATATAGAGGGCTTTATGCCCTCTTTTTTTTATTTATCTGATATAATTGAGTAGGCTGATGAATACCATTCCCATCAGCCTTTTTTTATGCCTTAAAAGAAAGTGCGAAAAATTGCAAAAAAAAGTATTGACATTGTATCATATATGGTATACTATATAGACAGAAAGAGGTATGAAAGAATGACAAACAACATGAGCGTAAAAGACTTAAAAGATGTATTGATCGCAAGGCTTCCCAAGAAGTATCAGAGCAGGGTGAAGGAATTCTATTATGAAGAAGGGTTAATTGATGATTGTATGTATATGCTACATTTCACAAAGCCGTATGTCTTCTGCGAGTGTCCTTCCGTTCCTGTGAAGAATCTTACGGAAGCCATCAGTTTCACAAAGGAAGCATATGTCAACGAAAGGGCATACGAATGAAAACAACACAGGCACAGAAGGTATCACATCAGAACACTGGTTAAGTAAAAAAACAAGATGAGGCGATAACATCTAAAACACCATTCAAGAAAGAGGGGAAAGAAAAATGAACATTTTAGAGGAAATTGAATATATGATGGAACATTACGAAATGAGCGAAGAAGATGCGATTAAATGCTTGAGTATGGATGATGCAGACTATAATTCGGAAGAAGAGTGAAAATACCATTCAGGAAAGTGAGGAAAGACAGATGAATATTACAAACAAAAAGATTCAGGATCTAATCGACAAGTCAGGTGCTTACGAATTGGGTTTCAGAGTTCGGGAATACATCAACGATGAAGGTATGAACGAGTTGGATTGGGTCATCCGTGAATGCGAATGGGTGCTTGAAGATTACACGGAAGATACAGGCCACATCGCTCACGATGAATATCTGTGGGCGAAGAACCTTCTTCGCAAATCCAAGAACGGCACAAGGATCGTGTATAGCCTTGAAACATTCCAGCCGTTCGAGGAATACAGTCCTGAAAACATCGAGTTGGCAAAACGCACAGTTCAGGAAGTCAAAGACACAAAGAAATTGTTGAAACAATTGCAGAAGTTGAGAAAGGCGAACAATGGCTAAATACTACAAATACGGCGATGCCCAGTACAAGGCTACACAGAAGTATAGGGAGAAGAACATCAAAAGGGTGGTTCTTCTCCTGAACAGGAAGACGGATGCTGACATAATCGAATATGTGGAACAGATGGATAATGTGAACCGTGAGATAAAGCAGGTGATACGGAACGCAATGAAGGAGGAATGATGGAAGGCTATATCATCAGGATCACCGTCAACGGCAGGGCGACATTCGGTCTGCGAAGACTGGACAGAACGACAACAGGAATCGGATGTCACTACTTTGAAGGGATAGGTGGTGCAAGGGAATACGCAGAAAAGATAGGGCTGACCATTGTCGATGTAAAAGGCTTAAAGGATTCAAGGACTACAAGATAGTCCTTTTATCTTGCAAATACGAAACCATTCGCATATAATGAAGGAAAGAAAGGAGGGAATGCAACGAAAACACCGGAACAGATACGGAAGGAACTGGGGCTGTCGCAGACCAAATTCGCCGAACAGATAGGTTCATCATTGAGAACATATCAGGGCAGATTTGATGGCTCACAGACCAAATGGAACTTTAGCGAACTTATCGAAATCACAAAGCTGAATAATGGCGAAGTGAGAATCGATGTGGATGGCAAGACATATGAAGTCACCATCCGTGAGATCTAACAGATGAATGTCCACAAAAAAATCGCATAACATACACTATGCGACAAATCGCACAATAGAATATGGAAGGACATCATCCGGTAGATCTCGAAAGGGATCTATTTTTTATGAAAGGACAGATGATGAAAACAATCTTGATAGGGATATTACTTACATACTTGCTCATGATGGGATTCATAGGAATGATACTGTTCGAACTGCCTGACATCGTATGTCTCTATACAGGGATAATCCTTGGAATAATCGGTGGGGCGATAAGTATCAGGGGAATGGCCAACAGCATAGACTGGAGGAAAAATGACTGAATACATCGTGATGGACGGCGAACTGTTAGAGAAGCCTGACACGAACCAGCTGATGATTAGGGAATTGAGGGCGGTCGGTGTAGACCTTGCCGAATACGATGAACTGGAGGCACAGGCAGAGTATATCAAAGAGCAATTAGATCTGTGGGTGTTCAAGCATAGGGAAGCGATAAAGCAGACAATGATCGCAAACGGAGAGAAGACCATCAGGACGCAGAACAGGACTTACAGCATCGTTCCAGCAGGAATGAGCAAACGGCTGGACACGGCCAAAGCGAAGGAACATCTTGAGAGCGAAGGCATACTGGATGACTTTATGGTCTATACGGACAGGCCGGAACAGTTACGGATAACGAAGAGGAAATAGATATGTTTGGAGAAAAAGCAAAGGAAAACATCAGGGGTGTGGAATGTCCAGTGTGGCAGACACCTAAATACGAATTGAGCAGACAGAAGGCCATCGAGATCATTGACAGTGGCAAATACGACATAGCTGAAGGTGATTTTTGGATATTGATGAACAGTTATGCTAATGGTACAAAAGTCGCCTATACAGGCCTTATTTTGAGCCACAATGGATGCCTGAAAATCAATGACAAACTGGAAGACGGATTCAAGGCTGAACACCTGACAAGGGAATGGCTGAACGGAACACTTATCTATGAATATAACGATGGTGTTCTGTATGAAGTCGGAGAGGTCAATGAGAAAAACTGCAAGAACGAATATCCATATGCTATGGCCTTTAAAAGATGCTTCGACAGGGTGGTGCTGAAGAAGAGCAAACTGGCCTTCTCCGGAATCTATTCGGAAGTGGAAGCAGACGAATTCAGGGAAAGAATCACCGACAACGGAAACGAAGACAAGGCAAAGGAATTCGATCGGCTTTACACAGATGAAGAAAAACAGAGGATACTGAACGGATTCAAGATAAGTAGTGCCTTGGAAATGGATACTGAACAGCTGGACAAGTACATCAATTTCAAGAAGTATGGCAACAAAGTTAAGCAAGGCTAAAGAGATTTCGCCGAAGACAAGAAAGACCGTCCTTGAAAGACAGAAGGGAAGGTCAATCAGTGGTGTATATCTGATGCCGTATTCCACCGAATTCCATCATTTTATATATCGTTCAGGAAGTGGTGTCGGCTACGAATGGAATGTGGTGGCATTGACAAGCGAAGAGCATCGAGCCGTCCATGATCATCAGCCAATAAAGATATTCGGCAGGGAAAGGTATTCGGCAGATGAATTCGAGATCCTGATGCGTAACCATTTGAAAGAGAATTATACGAACTGGTCTGAAGACCTATGCAGATACCGGAAAGGATGGAACGAAGAGGACTATGAGGTCAAACGCAATAATCAAAGAAGGCCAAATCCTAAATACTTTCAACCTGAATGACGGTGTCTACCATATCGATATCAGACCGGTATCATCTGCGAGGTCTTACGAACAGATAAAGAAACTATGGGCAACGATAGATGACATCAGCCGTGAAGAATACGGAGACATCAGCCAGTCCAACAGCATCTATCTGAAGATCTTGCAGATGTCAGGTATTAGAACTGACAGGATACTGATTCCTGAAATCGCAGTGGATGACTTGAAGAAGAAGGCGAAAGCCTTGGAGATCGTATCGAGGGAGACCATCAACCATCAGCCATACGCACTGGTGAATGTCTGCTTCGCAGGAATAAGCGAAATGACAAAGGTAGAAGTATCATCAGTGATCGAGACGGCGATAAGGTGGGCGAGTGAATTGGGAATCGATACGGAACTGGAAAGGAATGAATAATGAGAATTACTGAAAAGCAGTTGAAAAAAATCTTAAACAGACAGAAGAAGACCGAAGAGATCCTGATGGAACTGAAGGCCATCGGTGTAGATGTAAATGACAGGACATGGAGGGGATTTGTCCGTCAGTTCAATGAAGAATTTGACAGGCACGATACCTATATCGCTTCTGATTCATACGGATACTATCTGACCACCAACAAAAAGAAGATAACCAAGACGGCCATGAACAAATTCAGGAACGGCCTGTCACAGATGCAGAACGCAAAGAAAGACCTTCAGGCACTGGCAGACAAGAATCAGCTATCGCTGATGGAAGAGGATGCTGACCTGTTCGACATGATGATGAAGATGGAGATCTAAATGGCAGAGCGAAGGATGTTTGCAAAGACCATAGTGGAATCCGATGCATTCATGTCCTTGAGCCTGAAGGCACAGAATCTTTATTTCCAGTTAGGAATGGAGGCTGACGATGATGGAATCCTGAACAATGCCCTGACTATTTGCAGAAGTTTGGGATTCCGAAAGGATGTTCTTGATGAATTGCTGTCTAAACGATTCCTGCTTGATTTGGGCGATGGAATCACCGTGATAAAGCACTGGCTTATCAACAACAGAATCCAAAAGGACAGGTACAAGGAATCGGTCTACAGGGAGAAGATGCAGAAGCTGTCCATCAAGTGTGACAGGTCGTATACAGATACGGACACAAAATGTACACAAAATGGACAACAGATGGATACACAGGTAAGTATAGGTAAGGATAGTATAGGTAAGGATAATGATGACGATATACTACAGATTAACGCACGGCTCTTGGAAAGTGGTGTAAACAGAGACCTTATCGATCAGGCTATGCATTATTCCTTGAAATATGACGATGTGGACAAGAATCTATATCTGAAGATAATCGATGTGCTTGAGAATGACGACATCAACGACAAGGGTGCATATATTTACAGGATGGTGACGAATGAATCGAACAGAGAAATATATTCTTGACAGGGCATTGATAGAACTGGAGAATGCCGTACACGAACTGACATCATACGCAAGGGAACGGCAATTTATCGATATGTTCGATGATCCTGTGAAACAAATTGAATCATTTTTTTACACAAGGAGCAATTATGACAAAAGAAGAACTGACTGAATTCAGGAGGCTTCAATGGGATGTACAAGACCTTAAAAAGCGATTCGAGTGGCATAACGAGGAACGCAAGGAACTGATGCAGGAAAAGAAAGAACTGCTGAAAAGAATCAGGGAGACAGAGAAGAAGTATGACAGAAGTCCAAAGAAAAAGAATAAATGACTATTTCTGTGCCGATAATCTGCTGAAATTCAAGGATGGTGTGAAGACCTGCATCAAGATACTGGAATCCCACAACATCCGGATATCAAATGATGAAATGGATGAAATCTGCAAACTATTTGAAGACCAGTGTTATTTAGGTAGTAATAACTGGCTTGGAGCGAAGGAGGTCAAGGAATGAGAACTATTGAAAATATCGCAAAAAATGTCTTTTGGATAAGTCTTGTGATGTTCTTTACGAGCATACTCACTTTAATGATTGTGACATATTTGGAGAGACCATAATGAAAGCAATTTTGATGGTTGATGAAATGCCTGAAGAGTGCATAGATTGTCCTTGCTATCTCCATAGCGAAGAAGATTTTAATGAAGACTGTAAGGCGATGTTAAGACCACTGACAAATAACTTGCGACCTGATTGGTGTCCATTAAAGCCTATGTCTGATGAAGCCTACAAAGTGCTTATGGAATACTTTGAAGCGATGGAAAAGGCGAAATCAATCAAGGTAAGAGTAGTGAGGAATATAGAAAATGGCTAAAGCAATATTAGTGATTGATATGCCTACAGAGTGCATTGAATGTCCATTGTTTGATTGGATTGAGCCAAACGATGATAGCGATGATGGTTGTTGCAAGTGGGAAAAAACATTCAATACATTTGACAGAAGTCTTGTTAAATGCAACGAAAAGCCATCTTGGTGTCCATTGAAGTCAATAAGATGGGAAGCATACGATAAGCAGTTTGATATCTCGTTTGTCGCATTCAAAGGAGAAGTAAATGAAAGTAATGATGAACATTGACGGTGTCCAGTATAGCGACAATCTTGTCATATCCTACAAGGTATTCGACAGGAGAGGGAACAAGATTCTTACAAGAGGATGCACCAGTCCGAAGCCTCTTCCTGAATGTACCTGTGACATCTGTAAACACTATGACGGTGTGTTCTGTCTTTACGATCAGGACAATCCGTTCAAGGTCGTAAACAAGTATGGCATATGCCCATACGAAGAAGAAATAGAAAGGGAACTGAAATGATAATACAGGTGCTGATTTACATCATAATGATCGGATTCCTGTTGAGCATTTTGAAAGGAACGAAAAATAACAGATGGTAACGAATGTGTTCGGTGCGATCTTCGGTGTGTGTTTCCTGATTTTAGGGGCATTGATTTGGATTGTGGCCTTACTGATTGTATTGGTAGGAGCAATCGGCATCCTGCGTATTGTAGTGGACAATGTCTTCGAGACCAACAGCATCGAGATTGCCAAAAGACTGAGGATGAGAGGACTGCTGGAAAAGGAGAAGAAGGGTGATTGAAGCCAAGACTTTATTTACAGACTGGCATGAAATTACGGAAGAACAGGCCATAGACTATGCTCTGCATCTGTTTATGAGATCAAATTGTGATGACAGGGTAGGCCTTGTAAATAAGAGAATTAGAGGCATCAAATTCACTACGGAAGAACTGTATGCAAGAGCTGACAGAAGAAGAAAGAAGAACATTGAATCAATTAGCGAGGGAATCACTAATATTAAAAATTCTTAAAGATGTTGCATTTGATATGAATGCCTGCAAATTGGAAGGATGGAATCATATGGAACTTCCGATAAGAATTAGGGATGAGATGAACGCAATAATAGAGAGGAGAGGGCATGTTTCTAAACAAGAGTAGGAATGGCTTTACTTGGTATGCGCACATTAAAAGCACAGATCAAGGCGGAAACGAGTTACAACATTATTTGAATTTCCGGTTCAAAAAGGGCTGTGAACCGAAGGCTCAAGACCTGAATGCTCATGGATCATATGAAGGTGAACTGATATTCCATGATGCAAACGGAAGACAGAGGAAGGTGTTTCCAGTCGTAAATGAATACAATGGACTGAAGAGCATTGAATTCATATTGATGGATGACGGTTCAAAGCCTGTAGATCTTGGCTTTACGCAAGACGATGTCGGTTCGATATTTGGGCAGGAAAACACCGATGTTCAGCCTGAAGACCTGCCATTCTACTGATATGGGAATGCATCAACATCCGAGGCCGACAAATCTCTACGGTGTCTATGACGGAGACACACTGGTGTTTGAAGGGAATGTGCATCAGGTCGCAAGACATTTCGGCACGACCACCAATACGATCTATTCAGGATGTAAGAATTGCAGGAAATTCTTCCGTAAATACGACATCAGAGTAATTGGCACATACAATTATGAGAACGACAAAATGATTCCAGTCCATCTGTCGAAAGAGGAAGAGAAGGAACACTATTATTTCGAACATCTTCGGCAGTACGGAAACACGGTGGTGAGGACTGAAGACAATCCGAAAACCATAATCAAATGGCTTGATGAGAAGGGATTCAGGTGCGACATGAAGTCATATGTGCATACTGTGGGCGATGAGATCTTGATGGAAGGCCGATGCGAACTGCGAAAAGGCAGTAAGATGAA